AGATAACTTCCAAGTAGAATTATTTATCTGTCAACCTAATACAGTTATACCAGAGCATACTCATCCAGATGTAGATAGCTATGAATGTTTTTTATATGGTATGAAGTTTACTCATGGTGGAGAGACAGTAATATCTGATGAACAAGCACAAGAAGAAATAGAAGGTATGCCAGCTTATGCTTATCAAACTATAAGAGTTAGACCAAACGATCCTCATGGTGGAACTGCATCTAAAAATGGTGGTGCTTTTATATCTATACAAAAATGGTTAAATGGTGTAGAGCCTACTCATGTAAGTTCTAACTGGGATGGTGATACAATGGGTGATAACCATAAAGAACAAACAGGATTATAATTATGGCAAAGCAAAAGTTCACACACTTTATACCTAGAGAGAAACCTAAGAAGAGAAGAGGAGTTCACACAAAATCTCAAAACAAAAGTGCTAAAAGACAAAAGAAACAGACAAGATATAAGGGTCAAGGAAGATGATTGATAAATTTATTTATAATTTTTTTTCTGCAATAGATAAGTTCTTCTCATTGCTTGAGACTTACTCTGTTAAATTTACTTCATGGTTATGGCAGCTAAGAGTTAAACTGCTAAAGAAAAAGAGAAAAAGAAAATGATTAAAAATTTTAAAGACATAGTCATACTATTAATAACAAGTGGTGTCTTAATACTTTTGGGTGTTATCATTATAGGTGATTATTGGGTAGCACTAGAAGAGAACAGACCAGTAGATGAATCTGTCATAACCTTAATGAAGATGTCAGTTACAGGATTGATTGGAGTTATTGGTGGTTACATAGGTGGTAGTAAATGAGAGACACTAAAGTTTTAGAATCATTTAAGAAGCATACAGAAAGAAAACTTAAAGAGATGAATATCTTTAAACATCTAAAGAAAGAAGTTAATGTTGGTGCTAATGGTACACAAGATTATGTAATTAAAAAAGGTATCAACAAAGGTAAGGTTGCCAAATGAAACGACAACACAATACAGCTTTGATTGCTTTACTTGGTACAATTCTTTTAGGATTATCAACTTATGTATTGATGACTATTGTTGAATTACAAATTCATATTGGTATGCTATCAGAAGAGATTATGAATGTTGATAAACAAATAGGAAGAATATATAATTTTATAGATAGTATAAGAGATAAATAATTATGGCAAAGACACCAGCATGGCAGCGTAAAGCAGGAAAGAATCCCAAAGGTGGATTGAATGCTAAAGGTAGACGTAGTTATAATCGTGCTACTGGTGGTAATCTAAAAGCACCAAGTAAAAAAGTAGGCAATAAAAGAAGAGCTAGTTTTTGTGCGAGAATGAAAGGGATGAAAAAGAAATTGACTTCAGCTAAGACTGCAAGAGATCCTAACTCAAGAATTAATAAATCTCTTAGAGCTTGGAACTGTTAATGAAGAAGAAGGGTTGGGTTAAAAATAAATCTACAGTAATTATTTGTGGCTATTGTCAAGAATGTAATAGACAACTATTGAATAATGAGGGTGGATGGATTATAACTCATACCAAGAAATATTTTTGCCATGATGGTAAAGATGGTTCTTGCTTTGATAATTATTGTGAACGTAAATTAAAGGAGAAACAATATGCCGATGGTAGGAAAAAAGAAGTTCAGTTATACGAAAGCTGGAAAGAAAAAAGCAAAAGCATACGCCAAGAAAAAGGGTATGAAAATGAAATCAAAAGGTAAATACTAATGAAGAAAGGTTATCACAAAACTAAGTCTGGCAAGATTGCTAAGAAAGGTTTGTACTACAACATTAATAAAAAGAAAAAAGCAGGTACATCAAAATCTAAAAAGAAATCTACGATCTCCGCTAAAGCTTATAAGAATATGTTAATGGGATTTAAAAAATAATTATTCTTTTAATTATTATATAACAATCAGCACAGTAATATATTTTATTCTCTAAGATAACTGCATCCTTTTTGCATTTACAACACTTGTGCATTAGCTAATAAGTTTCTCAAACTCTTGCCATAATGATTGCTCTGGCGACCAAAATCTTTTCTGTTGTCTTTTCATTTCAATAGAATGTAGAACTGTAGTATGATCTTGTCCAAAATATTTACCTATATCTGTTAGGTTCATGTGATATTTTTCATACAATAAATTATGGATTACATTTCTAGCTCTGACTATATCTGAGGTCCTACTCTTATTCATTAAAGTTTCTTTGTGTACTTCAAAATGTATGCACACCTTATTAATAATACTTTGAACATCAGATGGTTTAGGTTTTGTAATCTTGTAACCAATAATCTTTTTTACATTACTGTCTTGTATCTTTTCTTTTTGCAAGACGTTAGCAGCATATAAAAAACCTTCCGAAAACCCTACCTCATATAATCTTTCTTCTTGGCTCGTAAGAAGGTAAAATGCTTTCTTAACTTTGTATATAAAATTATTTTGATCTAAGTGTTTTATGTGTTTATTATAATGTGTGCTTACATTTATGGTCATAAATCCCCTACAGTTTTTTTTGTTTTTTTTATCAATGTAAACTAATGACTATTTAGCTGTCATTAATTTTTCTTTTGCCTGCTCAATTTGCCAAATCAAATTAAAAGAGTCTTGTTGTTTTTGCTCAACTCTTCTCTTGGCTTCCAAGTATTCTTCATGTGCTTTCGCTTGAAGGTCCTTGAGTTCTTGCAGACGAGTCTTTAGCTCGTTCATCTTTCTCCTTTTTTACTTTTGTAAAATCTACTTTTAAGTTTTCGATCTTACATTCTACATATTCACCCTGTGCGTTGGGATCTGCAGCTTTCTGCACGTCATCAAATCTTTCAACCAGTTGGAAACTAGCTTCGCCAGATTTAATTCTTATATATTTATTCATTTTTATCTCTTTTGTCTATATCTTTTTTGTGTAGATTAAAGGTCATATCATTGTAGATAGATAGATCATGGTAGTTATCTGCCTTATAACCCCTGGTACTTCTAAACAATTTAAGTGTCATCATGATCTGACCTACTTGATATGGTCTTAGTTTTTTCTTTAAGTTATCTGCTAATATTAAAGTAAATAGATCAGCAAGTATAGTAAAATTGTATTGGTAATCCCCATAATCTTTTTGACGATCACTAACTATTTTCTTTTTAATCTCTTTGTCTATGTCTGTTATCTTCATAAGGTTTAAAGGCGTGGCAAGGAAAAAACAATTAAGGGAGCTTTAGCAAAGAAAGGGAAAGATGCTAATATGATTAACCCAAAAAAACCTCGCCACACCATTGAACTACAATTCTAAATTAGTAGTTGTAGTTAGTTTTATTATACGCTGATCCTTGACCTTTTGCAAACCTGTTATTATTAGGTGCGAAAGATTGCTGCGGTCCTCTCGGTTTAGCAGCACCAGAACCAGTATTTGATGGTGTCAAGACTACATTGATAATGCCTGTAGGATTACCTTGCTCGTCAAGATCATCAAATCCTGCTTGGTTGTACCACTCTTCTCCAATCTTAACACCTATTCTCCAGGTTTTACCCTCTGGTGATTTTGGATTAATGGGTGCAACAAAACTTGGTCTGTTGTCTCCTGCTTGTTTGTCTTGGTTGTGTGTAAGTTTTATATATATCTTATCACTCATGTTATACTCCTTGTTGGTTTAGTTGTGTTTCATGTGTCTCATACAAATCTGTGATCTGTCTGTACACACGAACATTATTGTTAGGATCAAATAAGCCAGGATTTTCTTTTTTAAATTTCCTAAGAGCATAAATATCATTAATAGATTTTATGGCATCTCTTACTTGATTCATATCAATGTCCATATCGACATTGGCATGAGCTGTACCACTTGGTTTTTGTTGTGGAATTTTATTGGTAGGTTTAGGTTCTTCAAAAGGTTTTGCCTTGTAACCATCTTCATTATCTAAACCTGTTTTTAAATTAAGTGCATTTAAGAAAGCATACTTCTTAGCATAAGACATACCATTACCTGTCCCAAATTTATCTAAGTTTCCCATGGCACTACATCCTTCAATATCAACATGACTTGTAGGATCTTCGATGTCATGTATTCTCATTGAACAAGTAACCATGATAAAAGTTTCTTTAACATAGTTAGTGTAAGTACAGATAGGATACAATCCATTGTTTAGTAA